TTCAAGGTCCGGCTCGTCAACCTGCACGCCTCGGCTGCGGGGGACAACACGATCGTGCTCAACTTCGTGGTCGTGAAAGCCGAAGCCTGATGAAGGTACGGCTTGTGGTTGGCATGTCCAACGGAAAACAGCCGGGTGATTGCCACGAGTGCAGCGAAGACGAAGCGCGCCGGATGTTCGCTTCGCGCTTCGCTGTGCCGTGGATTGACGATGAGCCCGAGCGCGCGGTGCAGGTCGTGCCTGCAATCGAACGGCGCAAGCGCAAGCCCAAGGAGGGCTGATCCATGGCAGACAAATTTGCAGGCGGCAACGACGCGCCATCTACCCCTGCTCGCAACGCCGCAGCGGTCACCCCGCACGCGACCAACCCGCTCGCGAACGTGAGCAAGGGGCTCTACGTCGGCGGGGCTGGCGACATCACCTGCCGGCTGGTCGATGACACCAGCGACGTGGTGTTCACCGCTGTCCCGGCTGGGGCGGTGCTGCCGATCCGGGTGGCCTATGTGCGGGCGACCGGGACGACTGCGACCAATATCGTGGCGCTCTTCTAATGCCGGGGTGCTTCGGGATCGGTTTTGGGCCGATGTTCGACGGGCAGCATTTCACTCCAATCCCCCCCAACGATGGCCCGCCGTCTGGATCGATCGCGTTTTTCGACTTCGCACACGGGGTTTACTGGACCCAAGCCGCAGGCAATCTGACCGCCGCCGATGTGATCAGTGACACGGGTGCAATCGTGCCGGATATTGGCTATACTGGCGGCTCCGGTGTGTCGCTGCTCGAACCCGCCTACGTGGAACTTGGTCTCGACAAGACCATCGTGCTGCGTGGCCGGATCATTCTGGAAGACAGCGAGGCGGAATTTGCCTCGACCTTGAACCTGATCGATGAGGCTGACAGCGGCGACTACAACGCCGGGCTCACCTTCAGCGTGCGCGTGGTCAAAGACTCACTGGCTACCCCGCCGCTCTCCGTCCAAGGGCGGATCGACGGCTACGACGCAAGCAATAGTTTTTCCGTTTCTACTGAACCCGTGGCGGTCGCACTCGATACCGAGTTCCGGTTCGACACCGCGTACAATCCCGGCACCCAAGCGCTGTCAACATTGGGTAGCGATCCGCTCGACGCGACGACCCCGCCGGGCTCGGCGGCGATCACCCTTCCGAGCATCGGGCTGGCGACACTGGTAGACAGCGGCTCACTCCCGGCGGGCACCGCCTTGGCGCTGGACACTATCGTTGTGTACCCGGCCGTCCCTGACGCCGACCTGCCCACCCTGAGCGCAGGCTAATGCCCATCATCAAGGGAGTATCGCAATGACGTGGTATGCTCCCACGATCACTGTTCAGCCGGCCAATGAGCCGGTCTCGCTGGACGAAGCCAAGGCTCAGTGCCGCGTTGACGGTACAGCCGATGATACCGCGCTCACCGCCTACATCGCCTCGGCCCGCAATTACGTCGAAGCCTATACGGGCACTGCGCTGGTCTCTCGCACGATTACCGCCAAGTGCGACAGCTTCGCCGACTTCACCCGCGTTCCGGTTGCGCCCTTGGGCGCCGTGTCCAGTGTCGCCTATGTCGACAGCGCGGGGGCAGATCAGACCCTTGCCACTTCGGTCTATGACGTGCGCTCAGATGGCCTGACGGCCTCGCTAGCGCTGAAAGCCGATCAGGCGTGGCCGACCATCCAGACCGGCTCGCGCATCACTGTGACGGCCACCGCCGGTTACGCCACTGTCCCGCCCTCGATCAAGCACGCGATCCTGCTGCTGGTCAGTTTGTGGTTCGATAACAGGTCGCCCCTGTCGAGCGTCACCCGCGCCGCCCCTGAAGGCAGCATCATCCCCGAAGTGCCTCACGCTGTGGAAAGTCTTTTGGCGAACTACAGGTCCTTCGCGTTCTAATTCCCCGCGCCTCTCTCCCGGCGCACAACCTCGGCCCTCGGATCACTCCGGGGGCCTTTTTCTTTGAGGACACCCCATGACCGACATCGCCATCACCTCGACCAGCGTTCTCAAGGGTTCCGGGGCCAGTACCGAAATCGGCACGGCCGGCGCGGCGATCACCGCCGGCCAACTGCTCTACAAGGATACCTCCGCCGATACGTGGAAGCTCGCCGATGCCAACAGCGGCACGGCTGCGGCGCGTTCGCCCGGCGGGATTGCCCTTAACGGCGCGGCCTCGGGCCAACCCCTACTGGTGCTGACCGGGGGCAACATCACCATTGGCGGTACCGTAGTTCCCGGCACTTTCTACATCGCCAGCGCCACGTCGGGCGGGATTGCACCGGCGGCTGACGCGACGACGGGCTGGTATCCGGCGCTGGTCGGCGTGGGTATTTCCGCGACCGTGATCAAGGTTCGCTTCGGCGTTGAGGCTGGGGTCGCGCTCTGATGAAGCTGACCGCCGACCTCTGCACGGCACCGGGTATCCCCGGCAAGCGCGCTGTGATGCTCTGTGATGAAACCGGCGAGCCGCTGCCTAATCAGGTGGCAGTATCGCTTGAGCAAACGGTCGGCGAACCCAGCACGATCACCGTCACCTTTCGGATCGACGGCGACAATATCAAGTTGGGGGATCGGTGATGGACGCGGGCGCGCTCCGGGAGACATTGCTGCTGGAGACGCGCTCGGTCGCCTATGACGAGTTGGGCGGGGAAGTGGAAACGTGGGCAACCCATTCCACCCCGTGGGCCAAGGTCATGGAGACCCCGGGCCGGGAGTTCCTCAAGGGGGATTACCGCGCCGAAGAAAGGACCGTGTTCGTCATTCGCTACCGGGCAATCGACAGCACTGCGCGGGTGACGTGGCGGGGTCGGACCTACCGCATCGATTCCGTCACCGGGACGCTCGGCGAAGGCTGGACCTACCTGCATTGTATTAGCACCGAGGGGGCGAACTGATGCCTGATTTTGTCCTCGGCGCCAAGGGTCTGGAGCGGGTTCTTAAGCAGTTGCCCGAAGCCGTTGCCAAGAAGGTCGCGGTCAATGGACTGAAAGCCGGTGGCCGGGTGCTGGTCAAGGGGATGAAGCAGCGCGCCCCCCGGCGCACCGGGCAATTGGCGGACTCGCCCACGGTATCCAGTTCAAAGAAGTCGACCAAGGGCCAGGCTCATGCCGTGGTCGCGTTCAAGAAACCGGTTTCTCGCCGCGTCCACCTCACCGAGTTTGGCACCGAACATTCGCGCGCGGAGCCATTCATCCGCCCGACACTGGAGCAGGATGGCGCGGCCGCGATTAAAGCGATCGGCGAAAACATGGGCAAGGGCGTCGAGCGCGAAGCGCGCAAGCTGGTGGGCAAATGAGCGCGGAAGCGGCCCTGATCGCCGCCCTCGCTGCCGACAGCGGGGTTTCGGCCCTCGCCGGGACGCGCGTGTTCCTCAAGGGGGCGCGGCAGGGGGCTGAATACCCCTATCTCACCGTGCTCCGGGTCACCACACCGTCAGCGGTTGATCTGGATGGGCAGAGCGATCTCGACTGGCCTCTGATGCAAATCGAGGCGTGGGCCGAAACTGGCCCGGCGGCGATGGCCCTCGCGAACGCCGTTCGCACCGCCTTGCAGACCGGCGAACTTACGGCGGCGGGCCTAACCTTTTCTGCCACCTTCCGCGACCAGCGTGGGCCGGCTGCCGACGAAGAAACGCGCAAATTCCGCGCTGACGTGGACTTCAGCATCGTCCACGCCCGCTAAGAAATCAGGGCCACAAGCCTGATCCCCAGCCCGCCATTCCGGCGGGTTTTTTCATGCCCGAAAGGAACTGACTATGGCCCTCAAGAGCCAGACCTCCACCGTCCATATTTCCAATGAAGACGCCGACGCCACCGTGTTCGGTTCGGCCACCTTCGCCAAGGTCGGCGAAGTGACCAACATCGGCGCGCCCTCGGGCGAGGCTGCGGACATCGACACCACCCACCTGGAAAGCACTGCCAAGGAATACCTGACCGGCCTGCCCGACAACGGCAACATCGAGATCGCCATGAACGCGGTGTCGGGTGATGCCGGCCATGACGAACTGATTGCGGCCATGGACGCGCAGGAGCGCCGCTGGGTCAAGATCACCTGGTCGAACGGCGATGTCTGGTCGATCAAGGCGCTGGTCAAGAAGTACACCTGGAGCGCCGGGGTTGACGCCAAGATCGAGGCGGCCGCTTCGTTCCGTACCTCGGGTTCGTGGACCCGCGCATGAGCCTGAACCGCGACAAGATCCTCGGCTACACGGCCAAGCCCAAGGGCAAGGTGGATGTGGCCGAGTTTGGCGGCGAGGTGTGGATTGCGGAACTGACGGTTGATGAGGCCGACCAGTTCCGCATCCTGGGCACCGATGGCGTTCCGGCCAATGTTCGTCTGACCGTAATGGGCGCATGCGACGACAAAGGGGTGCGGCTGTTCTCGGATGAGGACATCCCGGCCCTGCGCAAACTTCCGGCGGCGGCGATGACCACGATTGCCAATGCGGTGCTGCGCCTCAATGGGGCCAGCAGCGAAGCGGCGGACGAGGCAAAAAACGGCTCAAGCGGGACGGAGGGAGACGCTTCCGCTTCCGCCTCGCCCTCGCCCTCGGCCGAACTGTAAGCGAACTGGAACAAACCTGTTCGGCAGCCGAGCTGACCGAATGGGCCGCGTTCTATTCGCTCGATCCGTGGGGTGAGCAACGGGCCGACATGCGCGCGGCGCAAATTGTCTGGGCCGCGCTCGCCCCACATAGCACAAGCCCCAAGATGCCGGCCGATTACATGATGTTCCCCGAGGATGCCTTGGCGATCCCCGAGGACGTGGACGGGCGGGAGCGGGACTGGATGTTACAGCTTAGTCGGACGGCGGGGTGAGCCGCTTGGCTTGGTCGGTGATCGCGTCAATGATGCATCCACCGACCAGGGCCACGGTTCCCTCCAGCACAGCCAGCGCGCCGAGCAGGATGCCGATCTGCTGATTGTGCATCAGTTGGAAGTTGGCGACTTCACCCGAGCCATCTGGGTTGACCGTCACGTCCATAGCGAACCCGCTGTAGATTAGCCACGCGCCGATCAGCCAACTGACGATCCCGATACCCTTCAAGAAATCAGCCATTCGGTCCTCCTGTTAGCGCGGGAGTGCCGGGACTTGTGGCGCAGAGTCAAGGATTAGCACAATGGCCCAAGTCGGCACGCTGACCGTTGACCTGATCGCGCAGACCGCGAGCTTCAACGCCAACATCGAAAAGGCAGCGGCTAACCTCAACAGCCAGACTGCGCGGATGAACAGGTCACTGAACAGCGTTCAGAAGAACCTGGCGGCGATGCGAGCTGAGGCGGAAGGTCTTGCGCTCGGTGTTGCGATCAAGGGCGCAGCCGAGTTCGTAAAGAAGCAGCTCGATATGGTTGGTGGCCTCGGCGAGGTCAGCCAGCAACTGGGCGTCACGACCAATGACCTCCAGACATACCGATACATCGGCTCGCAGGTTGGCATCGCGCAGGAGGATATGGACAAGGGCTTGTCCAAACTCTCCGTGTCGCTTGGTCAGGCTGCGTTGGGGGCCGACAAGCAGGCCAAGGTCTTTGCCGCGCTCGGCGTCAGCGTCCGCGATGCCAACGGCCATGTGAAAACCGCCGGGCAAGTTCTCCCTGAGATTGCGGACAAGCTGGCGGGAGTGACCGACCCAGCGCAGCGCGCGGCAGTCGAGGTCGCGCTGTTCGGCAAGGCTGGGCAGAAGCTGGACACCGTCCTGACCGAGGGCGGTAAAGGCATTGAAGAGTATTACAAGCGTGCCCAAGAACTCGGCTTGGTCCTTAGGGATGATGTGATCCAGCAGGCCGATGCGGCCTCAGACAAGATATCCGAACTCAACCAAGTGTTGAGTGTCAATATCGCAGGTTCCATCGCGCAAAACGCGCAGGCGATCTATGGACTGGCGAACGCGCTGGTCAAGGCGACCTCGGCCGCGATCGACTTCATCGGCAACTATCCGCGCCTCTCCGCCGCATTGGCGGGCGCTGCGGTGGGTGCGCGGTTTGGCGGGCCGGGTGCGGTGATCGGGGCCGGCGCTGGGTTCGTCGCAGGCGATCGCATCTCTGCTGCCTCTGCCGATTCTAACATGAACCTGCAATTCCGGGCGCGACAGTTGCAGTCGGCCAAGGACAACCGGGCCTCACTTCAACAAGCTGCCACCCGCTCGAAGGGCCTGCTGGGCGATCTGTTTACGTTCCGCAAGATCGAACCCGGCGTTCGAAATGGCGGAACTGCCCAAGGTGCGGACGCGGAGGTCAAGCGGCAGGTCAAACTCTGGAACCAGGCGGTGGCCTTTGCAAAAGCGGCCAAGACACCGCCGCCCACCCCCAGCGTGGAACTTCCCGACTTTCTCGGAAAAGGTGGCGGTGGAGGGGGCAGCAAGGTCAGAACCCCCAAGGTCGGAAAGGACCCGCTGGCGGATTCGGCCGAACGCTTCTCGATGCAGATGGACGAGATCAACGATAGCATCCTGTCCGCACGGAAAGACCTGCTGGTCGATGCCGACAAGATTGCTGAGATCGAGCGCCAGCAGGTTGATGCGGAAATCAACCGCCAGTCGGTGTCCATCGACAAGGATGTGAAAGACCACCACATCACCGCTGCCCAAGGCGAACTGCTCAAGACCAAGTTGCAGGAACTCAGCACCGCCGAGAAGGACGTGATTACCGCGCGCGAGAAGCAGCGCCTCGCTGACGAAGCCTTGCAGGTCCAGACCGCCGCGAACGACAACCAGCGTGATCTGCTCCAGACGGCCGAAAGCCTCGCCACCAACGCCCATGACCGCCGCGATGTTCAACTGCGCCTGCTCGACCTCGACAAGCAGGAGGAGCGCGCCAAGCTCGACGCGGTGATTGCTTCACGCGACAGCACCGAAGCTGAAAAGAAAATCGCCCGCGCTCGCCTCGCCCAACTCGACCAGATCTATTCCGGCCGGGCGGCGGTGGTCCGCGACCAGACGATGGGACCGCTCGAAAGCTACACCAAGAGCATTACCCTGTCGCAGCAGGACGTGCACGAGCGGGTTCAGCAATACACGGTCAACCAACTGGAACAGGTGCAGCAAGGGATCACCGACGCCCTCTCCAACGCGCTCGGCATCCGCGACCCGTTCCTCAAGTCGCTGATCGACCTGTTCATCCAGACCAACCTGATCCAGCCCCTCGCCATGGCCATGCAGAAGGCCAGCGAAGCGGGTGGGGGAGACGGGTTCTTCAATCTGTTCGGCGGGATCGGGCGCAAGTTATTCGGAGACGGGGTGTCGAAGGATACAGTTGCCCGCCTGACTCCCGACGCGTCGGCGATGATGGACGCGCACC